CCCAAATCAATATCAGCGTCAATAGTGTCCCCATCGACTACTTTATGGATTGAGCGAATACGATATATGTATGGGTCTTTATTATCCATTAGAAAGGAAACTTAATACTCCCAGTATTTAGTTTAGGGATAGGAAGTTTCTCAAATGCTTTGTTGACTTGGTTCTCCACAACTTTACCAACAAACTCTTCTGGGTTATCCAGAATCTTCTGTGCCTTTTGATAAGTCACATAAGCACCATAGCAAAGTGCTCCACTAATGAGAAGGCTTGTCGTTGATAGAATCAGTGCTAGGTTCTTCATCTTTCATTTCCTCAAATGCTAGTCGTAATATGTAGTAAATAATATATGCCGTAAAGGCAAGTCCACATCCTAATATTATTAGAACTCCCCAGGGAAACTCATCAGGCATCAGTATTTACCTTCTACACAATAATCTGATTTCTTATTTGGAGTATACTCTTTATAACCTTCTTGTGGTTTCATCCACCCACATCCAATTAACCATTCCATTGTAAGTGGTGTTGGTCTTACCTGCTCCCACAGTGGTCCCTTAGCACACATTTCTATATGCTTTGCAGTCTGGTTTGATTGTTCTTCTGCCCAGTTCGCATCTGCTTCCCAAGGAATAGCACGACTTTGACCCATGCTTTCATACGCAAGTCTAGTACTTTTCATGATCCAAGAAGGTATTTCAGCATCCTGATGAACCTGAGCCATAAACGATGTTTGTGTTCCACCACCCATACAATCTTGAACAACGTGCCATCCTTCATGACGTAGTGTTCCTAAGAACTCTCTTGGGTCTTGAAGTAGAGTTTCATTAATATAAAGACGATTTAAATTTGGTTTGTATATTCCCACTGTTCTTGGAGTAAAATATCTGGGTGGTGAAACATACACATCCACCTTTACTTTTTCCAACGCAACTAGAATACGTTTGACTTCTTCCCTGAATGGGTCAAGTTCTTTTGCTTTGAGTAGTTCCGATTCTGATGTAAGTTTTTCAACACCTTCAGTACATTCTAACAAAATCATACAACCCATTGCAGCCAGACTATATGCTGGAACGGTGGGTTGTTTCTTTGTTATTTTTTCAGCACTTGCGGGAAGAATTAAACTTAACGATAATCCAATTGTTGTAATGAGTTTTTTCATTCTCACCTCTTAATTTTTTGAATAAAAAACCCTTCCGAAGAAGGGTTTAACTTACTTTTTCTTTCCGCCGTTCTTTGCTTTTTTGGCAGTTGCATTACCAGAGTTCTGTTTTTTATTATTAGCAGAACCTGCTCCACCAGAACCCTTTTTACCCTTGTTTGCTGATTTTGCCATTAGGCTCCTGTGCGAGGTTGTACGAAACCTTCACCTTCCTCAACCTTTGTTTCCAGAGCTTCAACTCTTTCTACAAGAGTTACTGGTGCTTCAGGTGCTGGTGGTTCTGGTGGTGCCTCTACAACTTCTTCTCTACGTGGTTCTTCTTTCTTTTCTTCTTCATCGCCACCCTTCTTCATAGTATTAATACCAAAGGTAGCAGCAGAAGCAGTAAAGACGGTAGCGATAAAGGTTGGGTCCATTTTGGACAGCATACCTGCATAGCTAGCAGTCAGAAGAGCGGCAGACCAACTCAAAATCGCAATACGAATAACTTGTCCCATAGCTTTTTCTTTCTTGTTATCCATCAGTTCCGTGTGATGAAGTCTCTTCTTATTTAGGTTTTTAGAACCTAAACTTAACCTTTGCAGCAACAGAGTTATTTGTTAGACCATTAGAAACAGCATGTGTTCCTTCAACATATAAAACCTCTTTAATATCAATAGATGCTGCAGCGGTATATGAATTATCAGTAGCATAAGAACCTTCAACACCCAAACCAATTAAATCTTTCTTCTTTCCACCAAATCTGGTTTCAAGTTTAAGACCTGCTTCACCAACATGTGTAGTTTGATTAACTGCTTCTACAGTTCTTGCTGATTCTGAAGAACCAGTTTCTGTATAAGCATTTCTAGATATGTTAGATACAGTATAACCTAGGAATGGTTTAAACCAACCAGAGTTATTAAGATATAATCTATTGTTAATCCACCACTGGGTTCCATCTACCTGAGACCAGTTACCAAACTGATATTCAACTGTTCTAGCAACATTATACTTATCTTGAGAACCGCCAGCATTAGTAACAAGTGCTACATCTCTACCATGGAAACTATTGAAGATACCAACATGCTGTCTCTTGAGATGTGAGATACTATCCACACCCAGCATTTCAGTATATAAGTCATTGTATTGTGCTCCAGCAGTCCATCCTTTTGTAATGTCAAATTCAAATCCACCACCAAATACTGTTGACTTTGCTTCATATCCATCAGCATTATAAGATTGCATAATGCGGTTGGTTTCAAATATTCTAAATCTCTTCTTACGATTTGTAAGAGGTTCGTGGTTAAGTGTATTGTTGATAGCACCACTGATACCATCAAGAACTTCATGTTGATCTATACGACCAGAAAAGTCAGCATACTGATGTGAAACAGCAGACTGACTTGAGCTGCTGGTGGTAACTACTGATGTTCCATTAGTTACAACAGTTGAGTTATCACTATAAGTATCAGTTGTGACTGGTGTTGTTGTGGTGGTTGTTACTGTCGTTGCAGTGACTGTAGTAGCAGCATCAAAGTTAAGTATCTGCTTTCCACCACTCTCTGATGTTGTATGAGTGATGACTGTGTTTGAAGTATAAGTAGGAGCACCAACACTTAGAACAACATTATTAACAGTGCTAGAACTGACTAGAGTTGGTGGTGGAGGTGTTCCGCCAGTTTCATAAATGTCCAGAACACCATTCTGGTTAGCATCGCCCGAAAGTGCTGCTGCTGAAAGACTTACGGTGCTGGATAGGATAACGCTATCCATAGGCATCCAGTTTACTGTTGGAGACCCAGCAGCATTGTAAGTGAATTGATAATCACCAGCAGAGAGACCTGTGAAGGTTACACCTTGCCAGGAGTATGAAGTCTGAATACTAGGATCATAAGGAACTAGTTGCGATCCATCTGAGGTGAAGTAGTTTGTGCCAGGAATTAATCCGTCTGGCATAGTTTGTTGAATTAAGGTCCAATTAACTGTTGATGGAGCAAAAGTAGTTCCGTTGATACCTTGTAAAGTTAAAGTTCCTTCATTAAAGTTAGTTCCTGGATGCCAGTTACCATACCAGAAGGTAACTGATCCGTTGCCCCCACCAACATATCCGATAGAGTTGGTGTGTGCTAATGCTGCTGTTGGCACTCCAAAAAGAAGCGCAGACGCTGCAGCCAGCGCCTTGTGCGTTAAGGTGGACATAAAAATAAGGTGAGTTGGTGTGGTAGAAATCTCTAAGAACTACCAAACACAACTCACCTTGGTGTGGGTTTGAGTTGCAGTTTCAACTCACTGGTTGAAACTATTTAGTCATCCCTTTTTCCAGGCTTCACCTTCTGCCTTTCTTCTACGTGCTAAACCTGCTTCTACATTAGAACCAGGGTTACGATAGAGGAATAAAGCATCGGGAACTAGGTCCCATTCTTTATTCTTCAGGCGTTTAGTAATAGTATTAAAGTTATCACCACCGTAAAAACCGGCACCAAGATTATAAGCAAAGCTGAGCAGAGCGCCTCTTTTTCCATCAGACATTTCACTCCAGAAAGGTATTTTACGAAGAGCAGGTAAAAACTCATTCTTACACTGCTCAATGAGAAGTGCATCTGCTTCTGCCTGAGTGAGAGTATCGCCAAGTTTGAATGCTGAACCATCTTTCTTACGAGTTGAACCCCAACCAATAGTGATTGGAAGTCCACCAGTCAGAGGGTCAGGATATGCCTTTAGATGACATCCTTCAAACTCTTTGATTAACTTAATGCCCATCATAGGCACATCATCACCACCTGTTACAGGAGCTGCAGCAGCAGGGGTTGCTGGTGCAGCACTAGTCTTTTTTCCGCGAAAGAGCTCCGCCCACTCTACATTATCCTCAAGAAACTTAACAGGTAAGTTATCTTCTAACCACTGAACTGCTTTAACGTGATTAGGATTTCTTTCATCATAGAACTGAAAGAAATTATGCAGATCAATTTTTGCCATTGTTGCCTCCGAAGTATTTTTGATAAAGTTGATTTGCTTCGACGTGTCTACCGTTATTCGTCAGATCTTTAATACGTTGTAAGATCTTTCTTTTAAAATTAATCGAAAATTCTTCCCCATCCATCATTCCCTCCTGGACACCAGCGGTGCTTGAGAACTGCTTTGGTGTAAATGGTTTTCTTACCATTCGTCACAGGTCCAGTGTAGTTATC